CATATCCCTTTCAGGATGTTCTACTAAAAGACTTTAATGATTATCGCTTTAATGTCATCCTGAAAGCAAGACAGTTGGGAATCTCCACAATCACAGCCGGATACATTGTCTGGCTTATGTTGTTTCATAGAGATAAAGCTGTCCTTGTTATGGCTACAAAGTTTGCGACAGCAGGAAACTTAGTAAACAAGGTCAAGAAGATTATGAAGAATCTTCCTGATTGGATTCGCATCGCAAACATCAATATTGATAACCGCACATCCTTTGAGTTATCTAATGGCTCCTCCATCAAGGCTGCCTCTACTTCTGGAGATGCTGGTCGTTCAGAGGCTTTGTCTTTGTTGGTTCTTGACGAGGCAGCGCATATCGAAGGACTAGAAGATCTATGGACTGGTTTGTATCCTACTCTTTCTACTGGTGGTCGCTGTATTGCTTTATCTACTCCTAATGGTGTTGGTAACTGGTTTCATAAAACTTGCACCGATGCAGAAGCCAAGGCAAACAATTTTAATCTAACAGTTTTGCCATGGGATGTTCATCCCGATAGAGACCAAGAGTGGTTCCGCAAAGAAACTAAAAACATGTCCCGCAGACAAATCGCACAGGAGTTAGAATGTAACTTCAATACTTCTGGTGATACTGTTATTGATTCAGAGGACATGGAGTGGTTACTCACAAATGTTTGCGAACCAAAATACCGAACAGGCTTTGATAGAAACATTTGGATGTGGCAAGAGTTTGATCCATCTTGTAATTATTTGATGGTAGCAGATGTTGCTCGCGGTGATGGTGAAGACTATTCCACTTTTCACATACTAAAACTAGAAACTCTTGAAATTATTGCAGAATACCAAGGTAAGCCTACACCAGACATGTTTGCACAAATGCTAAATCAAGTTGGTCGAGAGTTTGGAAACTGTATGTTGGTTGTAGAAAATAATAATATTGGCTACACAGTTCTGGATAAACTGATAGAATATAACTATCCTAATTTGTATTATTCAATTAAATCGACACACGAGTACATTGAACAGCATCAAGCCGAAGTTCATAACTCTGCTGTACCGGGCTTCTCTACTAGCATGAAGACAAGACCACTTATCATTGCTAAATTAGAGGAGTTTATAAGAAATAAACTAATTAAGATATATTCTACCCGTGTAGTTAGTGAGTTCAAAACATTTATTTGGAGCCATGGTAAACCACAAGCCATGAAAGGCTATCATGATGATTTAATCATGGCTCTTGCTATTTGTTGTTGGGTTCGCGATACTGCACTTCAAGCAAATGCAAGAGAACTAAATTACCAAATGGCTTTTTCAAATGCAATCATAACTTCAAAGACTACTATGAATACGCAGATTAAAGGACAGCATGGTTATAGAAAAGATAGTATTATGCAGCAAAAAACAGAAGCACAAAGAACATATGAAGAATTTGGTTGGATTATAAAGTGAGAAACTAAATGGCAAAAAGAAATTCTAGAAACCCAGCAAATCCACAATCGGATTTATTTAAAGCACTTACAAGGTTGTTCTCTGGACCAATCATCAACTATCGTTCGCAGTCTGGTCGTCGTATTCGTCGCCAGCATTTAGATAAGTTTGGTTCTCGTTTTAAGTCCGCCTCTGGACAACAGTTTAAAAAGTCTGTTTATAATCCGCTTGATGTTGTTGCCACTGATGCGATGGCTAATCAGCGACGCACAGAGCGTTATGTTGATTTTGATCAGATGGAATACACACCAGAGATTGCCTCCACATTAGACATTTATGCAGATGAGATGACAACTTACTCTGAACTTCGTCCAATGCTCAACATTAAATGCAGCAACGAAGAGATCAGAGCAGTACTAAACATTCTTTTTGATCAGGTTCTCAACCTTAAATACAATCTTTTTGGTTGGTCTCGCACAATGTGTAAGTATGGGGACTTCTTTTTGTATTTAGACATTGACGATAAGTACGGCGTGAAGTCTGTTATTGCTCTTCCGCCAACAGAGATTGAAAGATTAGAGGGTAAGGATTCTACAAATCCAAATTACGTTCAGTATCAGTGGAACTCTGCCGGTATGACTTTTGAAAACTGGCAGGTTTGCCACTTCCGCATTTTAGGAAACGACAAGCATATTCCATATGGCTCCTCTATTTTAGAGCCTGCTCGTCGTATTTGGCGTCAATTGACTCTTATGGAAGACTCTATGATGGCTTATCGTGTTGTTCGTTCTTCCGAGCGTCGTGTATTCAAGATTGATGTTGGTGCCATCCCTCCACAGGATGTTGAGCAGTACATGGAGAAGATTGTCACGCAGTTGAAGCGTCATTCTGTTGTTGATCCAAATACAGGTCAGATTGATCTTCGTTATAACCCTATGTCTATTGAGGAAGATTATTTTATTCCTGTCCGTGCTGGCTCTGTTACTGATATTCAGTCACTTGCGGGAGCACAAAACATTACTGCCATTGACGATATCAAGTATCTTCGTGATAAATTGTTTTCTGCTCTCAAGATCCCACAGGCTTATTTGGCTATGGGTGAGGGTGCCACAGAAGATAAGACAACATTGGCACAGAAAGACATTCGTTTTTCTAGAACTATTCAAAGATTGCAGCGTGTTATTATCGCAGAACTTACAAAGATTGGCATTATCCATCTTTACACTCTTGGCTTCCGTGGTGATGACCTTTTGAACTTTGAACTTACTCTCAACAATCCTTCCAAGATTGCTGAACTTCAAGAGATTGAGCACTGGAAGCAGAAGTTCGACATTGCTGCGTCTGCTACCGAAGGTTATTTCTCTCGTCGTTGGGTTATGGAGCACATCTTTGGTATGGGTCACGAAGACTTTATCCGCAACCAGCGTGAGATGTATTATGATCGCAAGCATGATGCTGCCCTCCAAGCCGTTGCCGAACAAGCAGCAGCAGCCGGAGGAGAACTTGGTGGCGCTCTCGGTGGCGATTTAGGTGCAGATCTTGGTGCTGACTTGGGTGCAGAACCAGGAGGTCCAGCAGAGATTGAGCCAACTGATTTAGCACCAGAAGCCCCAGGAGAAGCCCCAGCGGCAGAACCAGCAGCCGGCGGTGATGAGTCTCCATTATTAGCAGTGCCTCCCGGCTCTCGTGACGCTCCAAGAATTCACGGAGGACCAAACAGCAAGGGTAAGAAAATCTATTACCCTAAACGCGACGATAGACGCTCTGGTGGTGGTCCACGTAGTAGGTCTATGAAGGCTGCTGGCGGAGCACAGAAAGCAAGTTCCGGAGTTAGAAATACACTCCCAGGTTCCGAGATCAACACACTCGCAAATCCAATTGGCGCCAATGTAGGTATTTATGAGCAAGATGAATCTATTTATACCATAAGAGAGCGCACGGAGGAATCTCGTTTGTTTGAGATTGATAGTACTTTGCGTGTTCTTTTGGAAGGTTTAGACACCAAGAAAGAGACTTTAGTGGAGCAAAAGAATGAAAATTAGACATAATAAAAAGCGTAATACTGCTTTTGTTTATGAGGCATTAGTAAGAGAAGCGACAGTTGCTGTTCTCAAAGAAGATGTTGAGAGAAGAGATAAGACTATCTCTATTATCAAAAGACACTTTCACTCTAAAAGTTTATTGAGACAAGATCTTGAATGTTATAGATCTCTTTATGAAAATCAAAGTCTTGATGAGAATACATCACAAAAAGTCCTTGCAGAATCTCGCAGACAAAAGATTATGATTGATCCAACTGGATTATTCAAGCAGCAGACCGAGTTGATCCACGACATCAATAAAGAACTTACCCCAGAGGTCTTCAACAACTTTGTTCCAAACTACAAAGCTCTTGCTACGATTGACCAGATGTTTTCACAGAAGACATCGCCAAAGAATAGAGTTATTCTTGAGGGCGAGATTGTAAAGGGTATGACTACAACAGCACAGAATGTTGAGACACCTGCTATTGATAATGTTACTTTTAGAACCTTTGTTGGTAAGTTCAACGATAAGTATGAGAGCGGACTTCTTCAAGAGCAAAAAGATCTTCTTACAAGATACATTACATCTTTCTCTGATAATGGTTTAGAGCTAAAGATGTATCTTAATACAGAGATTGGTCGCCTCAAAACAAAACTTGCTGAGGCTGTCAATGTTGATGCCATCAAGAACGATGAAGACATGCTCAATAAGACAAATCAGATTGTTGAAAAACTAAAGTCTTTTGCTAAATCAGACATCAACGAAAATGTTTTGATGACTGTTCTCAAAACCCAGTCATTAGTTGAGGAAATTTATAATGGCGATAACGATTAGAGTTGGCAACAAAGCCAACAGAAAATTAGTCACCCTTGAAATGGACATCCGAAAGAGCCTTTCGGGTGATCTTATGATCTTTGATCACGGCGACATCGACATCATTCTTTCGTCTGCTCAAAACAAAGTTATTGCTTTTCCAAAAGAAGTTGCTTCTGATTATGTTTATGGAGCACAAAATAGACTTTTCGCTTACCTAAAGAAAAGAGGTATTGTCATCCCAGAGTCTATCCAGGCTGGCTCTTTCTATGGTTCTTTTGAGGCTACAATGCAGACGCCCGATAATGAAGGCACCAGCGCAGCTAAGCTAGCACTTGTAAACATTTCTCATTTTATTACAGAGGAGCGCCCATACTTTGAGCACACAGAAGCAATTGTTTCCATGACAGATGATGAGTTGACAGACCCAGACAAAGCTGATTCAACAGAGTTGGGCGAAGTCCCACAGGCTGTCAAACAAGGCTCTATTCGTAAAGGTTACATTAGAGATCCTTATGCGATGAATTATCTTTATACCTTGGAATAGCTATGTCTGAAATGAAACTAATAATGGAAAGTTGGAATAGTTTTTTGATCGAGGATCAAAAGGAAGATTTAGAGCAATTAAAAGACTCTCCACAAGAGGCGAAAGATTTAATTACTAAATTGGTTAATTCGGGCGCAGAGCAACAAAAAGCAGCCGCAAAAGTATTAGTTCAAGATCCAGAGGTCATGCAAGCAGCAAGAATACTAAAAGCAATAGCAGAAAAAGAAGGCATTGAAGAAGGTATCTTGGCAGACAAAGTTTTACAAACATATATTTCTGGAACTAATAAATTAAAAGATTTTTTTGAAACCCCGATGGGACAAAAACTTAAACAATATGGTGGACCTGTATTGGCCATGGCTTTATTCGCACTAAAAGCACCAGAACTAGAACCAGGAGATATGGACACGTTATCAAAATTGGCTGTTTCTAGTCAAATTTCTGGTGATGAAGCAGCCGCTAATATAATTGATATTATTGCAGAAAAACAACGGAAACAATAATGGAACTATTAATTTTTATTCTTGCCGCTTATGGTCTTACACAAATTCTTGTGTATAGTGATATGCCGCTAATAAAAAAATTAAGACCGGCAAAAGAAAGATTCAAGGGTTATGGCAAACTTTTTCATTGTCCGATGTGTATGGGTTTTCATGTTGGCTGGTTTTTAGTTTTACTTTCTCCACTAACTGAACTATTTAGTTTTGACGTAAGTTTGTTTAATTTTGTCATTATGGGGTCTTTATCCTCTGGAACATCATATATTTTGAATATGATGTTCAGTGATGATGGAATCCAAATAGCGCAAAACATGAGGATTGGAAATGAAGATCGCGAAGAGTAGATTAAAAGAGATTATTCTTGAAGAGTTGGCAAATGAGCAAGTAAATGATCCTACTAAACTTTCAACAAAAGCAGCAACAACCACTCAAAGAAGAAAAGATGCTCTTGCAAGAGTTACTGATGCGGGCAAGGAATTAAGTTCGCAAGAAGCAGGAATTGTAAATCAAATTGAGCAATACATTTCTGATTTAGCGTCAAAGCCAGGAATTGATTTGACTCAGCATAGAACTATGCTAGAAAGAATTCTTAAAATGTTAGAACAATCTATTGGCTCAAAAGCCAAACAAGGAGATAAGTGATGAGTGATTTTTGGACACGCAAGTGGATGCTTCAGCCAGTTAGACTTTGTAAGAAGGGCTGCATAGGCGAGCGGGTTACGCCCGCTTAATTTTTTAAAGGGAAAAAGATGAGTCAGAAATTATTAAGAGAATTTTATGCTTTGTGCGAGGGAGGAGTTTGCAAAGACCTTCTTACCGAGGAAGAGAAGCGTTTTGTTGCTGATGGTGGCATGATCCTTACCGGATGCATGCAGAAGTTTAATACTGTAAATGGCAATGGTCGTGTTTACCCTGAGGGCGTTTTGCGTAGAGAAATGAAGAACTACGAAAAACTTGTTAAGGAAAACAGAGCACTTGGTGAGTTAGATCATCCTGAAGATTCTGTCATCAACCTTAAGAACGCATCGCACATGATTACAAAAGTCTGGTGGGAAGGCAATGCTGTTATGGGCAAAGCCCGTGTGCTTGATACGCCATCCGGCAAGATTCTTCGCTCTCTTGTTGAGTCTGGTGTTACTCTTGGTATTTCCTCTCGCGGTATGGGTTCTGTAACCGAATCAAATGGACAAACAGTTGTTGAAGATGACTTCCAGCTAATTTGTTTTGACTTTGTTTCCGAGCCTTCTACTCCTGGCGCTTTTATGATGAAAGAAGCCAAAGATTACACAAACAAAGTATTTACAAAAGCAGATCGCATCAATCGTCTGCTCAATGAGGTTTTAGACGATGAGTAATTGGTCTAGTTTTAAAAACGATCAGCTTATTATGGAAAGCTGGCGTTCTTACAACAATGAAGAGCCTACAGTTCTTAGTGAGGGTGCCTTAGACGCATTAAAAAGAATTGGTGCCGTTGTTAAGGGCAAGTTCAGAGATTTAGAAAGTAAAGGTGCAGCTATAAAGTACTCGCAAGATGCCTTAAAAGCTCTTCAAAATGATCCTGCTTTTAAAATTGATCAAGCAGGCACAGAAGCTGAAAAAGCTGCCACGATCAAAGACAGGCAAATACAATTATTAAAAGATCTTATTGCTCGTAAAAAGATTGAGTTAGGAGGCGAACTTGGCGCCCCTGAAGAGATGCAAAGAAAAGCAATCGAGCAAACAATAAAAAATGCTGAAGATGCTATCGTGGCCATTAGAACTGGCACAGATAAGCCCGCCGCAGCACCAACCCAAGGACAACAAAGCGCCAAGAACTCTCGTTTGGGGCTTAAATTTACTGGCGAGCCTAGGATTGGTGGCACCATGGGAACATTGACACCAGCTAGGCAAGATAATTATCAAGCACAAGACTTATATGTTAAAAAATCCGATAATCGGATTCCTGACGCCCCAGGTGCAGGAGCAGCTACTGGAGATGGTGCTGGGGATGGCGACGACACAGGAGATCAAAAACTACCAATTCCTGTTTTCAAAAAATTCACAGGAAAAGAAAGAGAAACAATTGGCATGCCGCGTGCTTCTGCCGGTAGTCTTTCAAGCCAGTTAATGAAATTATATCCGGATATTGATAAAGCTATTATTACACAGATCCTAAAAGATATTGCTGGACAACTTAAGACAAATAACATTCAAATTCAAGAAGCTAAAAAGCTATTCTTAGAGAAACTTATTAGCGAAGTTAGTCATGAAGCAACAACTGAAGATAAGTTATACGATTTGTTTGTAAAAACAATAAAGAGGCTTGATCTTCACACTCAAGCAGGACGAAAGGCTGCTATGGAAAATGAACAGTCTTATTTAGGCGCGTTTAGATTTTTTAAGGCAATGCAGCTAGCCAACAGATCTTTGAAGAGGGGAAATCTCAAAGACGATTATAAAAAGATTATTAGAAAAGTTGAGCCGCTTAACGAGGAGGCTCGCTATGGGGCACGCTATGGTGAGGAATCAGGGAAAGGTGCCGGCAAAGATTTAAAAACTTGGCTTGGCAACATGATTAATATTTTCAAAGAAGATGGATTGGCTGATAGTGAAAGAGGCATGGCTGCAATTAAAGCCGCCAAGAAACAAAAATTTGGCAAACCTGACTCAGGACCAAGAACCAAAGCAGATATAGAAAGAGAAAGAGAGGCGGCTAAAGCTGCAGGCTCCGAAACATCCAGAAGGACAGGTAAATCAGGCGTTGTTAATACTAGAGCGGTTGTTGGACCTAGACTTAAGCAAGGCGGTGTTGATTTAGATAGTCCAGAGGGTAGAAAGCTTCAAAAGAACATTGAAAAAGCTATTCGCAGATTTTTAAGGAAAAACCTTAAAAGAGTTGGTGCTAATCCAAATCTTATCGCAGAGCAGAAGTTCGAAGATCGTTTGGTAGGGCTTCTTGTAAATTATTTTAGTAAGGTGTAGTGTGAAAAAGAATGAACTTAAAAAATTAATTAAGCCAGTTGTAAAAGAATGTATTCACGAAGTTCTTTTGGAAAGCGGCTTATTAACAAACATCGTTTCCGAAGTTGCTCAAGGTATGAGCCAGAATGTTATTGTAGAAAACAAACAAAAACAATCTGACGCCCTATTTAATGAGAACATGCAGATGAAGAAGCAAGTTCAAAAAACAAACGAGCAACTTAAACAGCACCGCAAAAAATTGATGGATTCAATTGGAGCTGATGCTTATAACGGAGTTAATTTGTTTGAGAATACAGAGCCACTAACTAATAGAGTGGCAACATCATCTGGTCCAAAGCCAGGAGCTGTTGATTTGGGTGATCCTGACGACGCAGGTGTTGATATTAGTTCTTTAATTGGTGGTGCTTCACAAGTTTGGAAGGCAATGAAATGAGTAGAAATAAGAGCGTCAATTTTTCTGTTGATGCAAGATCGTGCAAGAACAATGCAGAGAGAATGATCCGTAGATTCCTCAAAAAGACAAAGAAAACTAGAATTGTTGAAGAGTATCGTGAAAGAAGATACCACAAGAAGCCATCGGAGGCAAAGAAAGATAAACGCATCAGAGCACAGCGCACAAGACTCCGAGAAGAAAAGAAGCGACAAAAGCGTAACAGAAGTAGAAACTAACTATTTATAGTTGTAATAGAATTTTGGAGGATTTATCATG